TCATGATGAAACTGCTAAAAAGAAAAAGAAAAATAAAAAAGATAAGAAAAAGAAAAAGAATAAAAAGAAAAAGAAATAACTAAATGATGGAGAGCATATTTATAATTATAGTCGTATGTTTTATAATATATGTTGTCCATGATTTAAAAAGAAAATGATTAACGATAAATTAATAACAGTACTACTCGCTATATTATTAGCACTCGGAGGATGGAATCTCCAGCGAACTTTTACTCTGTCGCAAGACATGGTTCTAATTAAAGAAAAGGTTGGAAATATAGAGCATGAATTACAACACTTTAAGAAACTTCAGAAGAAGAAGAATCGAAAGAAGAATAAGGAAAAGACAGGATAGATGGATGCGTTATTTTACTACGCTTCTGTTCGTCTGTCTATTTTTATTAGGGTGGTGTGCTCAAGCTCAAGGTAAGAATGAATATCTTGGAGACAATTGGCGTAATTGTGATTCAGGAACCTTTGAACCTTATGTAGAAAAGAGTGAACGAGATGTTGATTATTTTGATAATGACAGCTCCCATGATGATGATGAATTAAGATATGGATTTAGATTTAGATTCAAACTTGGAAATACCTGCGATAAAGAATTCAAAAAAAAGCAAGAAGAACGATACGAACTACACCAACAAATAGAACTTCTTAAAATCTGTAGAAAATATAAGACTGCAGAGATGGGTCCTGAGTTAGAACTCGTTGCTAAAAAATGTAGAGATATTAAGTATAAGAAAATAGAAAAGAATAGACCTGACCAAGATAATCTATTTGATGAGATACTAAAGATAGAAAAGAAAAAACAAATGGAATTAAAAGATAGTGGAGAAAAGTAAATTTAATATTTTTGTAATTATTCCAGTAGTTATTTCTCTTGTAGCTGCAACCTTTGGGTCTGTTAAATATATTCTTAATTTAACTGATACTATTAATAAAAATGAAACAGCAGTTCTTATATTAAACAAAGACATTAATCAAATCTTTGATAAGTATGCACAAGACAAAGAAGAATTTACAAGAGAAATGTTTGAGGTTAATGCTAGAGTAACTGAAGGTACTGCTTACTATAGAGCATTAGAAGAAATTTTAAGAAAGACAACTGACTCTGTTAGAGAACAACAATATGATATTAAAGATTTACAACGTGAAGTCTTAGGAGATTAGTGAAAAAGCATTATGCTTTCTTTCTTAAAAAAAGAAGATGGTATAGTAGAACAAAAAAAAGAACAAAATCTGTTGATGAATATGACTGGAACACACCTAGAAAAGAAAAAAAGAAATGATAAAGTACTTGTTGGTAATAAAGATATGCTATGCAGTTGCACAATTCTGTGGACCAGGATTAGAAAGTAATAATCTTTATGATAGTTTTCGTGATTGTGCTTTAGACGGATATACAAAATCACATGAGATTATATTATCTATGCCTCCAGCTCAAGTAGAATCAACACAAACAATTATAAAATTTTATTGTATAGAAAAGGAGACTGAAGTAGCTCCTATTTTAAAAGGAACTCCTATCTAGGAGTGGTAAACATCTCTTGCTATTTTTTCTAAATAGTCATGTAAATCTGTAAAATTAGTTTTACATTCTCTCAACATAGCAACTATAACTCCTGCATTTTCTTTTTTAAAATGTAAAGGAATTTTATCTGAAGGATAAGTTTTAAGTTCAGTAATAAACTGACCTTGATTATTAATAATCAATTTGAAGCCCATCAAGTCGGCTTCTTTTCTCTTAACCCTTTTGGATTTATTTAATTTTCGTGGGAGTTGCACTAGCTTTTTTCATTAAGTCAACAAAAAATTCGTCATCACTTTTATCTTTCCTTAATTTAGTTAAAGGTTTATCACCCTTCTTATATACTTCTACACTTCTAACTCTAACAGGATTTGTCATAAAAACAGGTAGTCTTGGATTATCTAAAGTTTTAACCATAAAGAATCCATCATCTGCTATACCAAATGTTTGTATGTTCTGTATATCTAAATCATCCGAACCAACTAAACATAATCTCATATGATAAGTAGTAGGTTTACCTTCAACTGGTTTTCCTTTCATGGAAAAAACTTTATTTTTTTCTTCCACTTATTTATCTCTTATAATACGTTTTCGTAAAGCTCTTATAAGCTCTTCGACTTTATCTATAATAGCAATTAAAGATTTATCTTTTATAAAAGATTGTTCTTCTTTTAACTTATCATATTCTTTTAATGGAATTGAAACATAAGATTCTCTTTGTGTTTCATTCTCATAAGTTAAATTTTCTCTGTCTTCTTGAGACTCATTCATCTACAGCCTCTGTATTATCAACTTCAATTGACTCAATTTTTTCTGCAAAATAATCTTTACTAACAAAACTTGGTTCAGTATTAACCTCACCGATAGCACCACTTTGTCCATCATCATCTATTAAAGTATCTATACTTGTTGTATTTAGTTCATTTAACTTTTCATTATTTCTAGTTATCTTCTTTTTTAGATGGTCTTTTAATTCACCTATTCTTATATATAAAATTTTATCTATAGATGGATTAATTCCATACATAGGTAAATCATTAAGAGCTGAAATAATTCTTCTAAATCCTCTAGCTCTTTTTTCTAATTGAGTTATTTGTGCTTCATTAATCGTCATAATCCCTTTCCAATATCATTTCTAAATAATGCATAGCTTTTTCTATATCCTTCCTCTTTCCTTTTCTTTGATGTCTACAAATATATTTAATAGCATTACCTTCTGCAAACTCTAAATTATTTTCATTAATAAATTCTGCAGGTTGAATCTTCATATGACTATAATGAGACCCATCTACTTGTTTACTTAATGAAGTATAGGTAGTACCTTTAAACATATCTTTACTTGTCATAACTTATTCCTAAATGAAACAAGTGGGAGACATACATATAGTTTATTAACAATTTTCCTTTCATAATTAATTAACACTCCCACTTAATTACATAGCAAGAGGACCTTCTTCAGCCATCCTTGCTCTTCTCTTGTCTCTTTCTGTAGGTTCTAAACTATTATTCAAATCATCTATAGTCCAATGAGGATTCTTTTTTAATTTTTTAACAATCCATTTATAAGACCAAGGTTGTAAACGTAGAGTAGTTCCTTGCCAATAATGAGTTTGATTAGGTAATAATTTAAATACATTCTTTACATTAACTTTCTTTTGTTCATCAGGATTTAATAATCCCTTAAGCCATTCAACCATAATATGTTTAGCTTTGTTTCTTATCTTACTCATTTGTTTTGTATTCATTATTCCAAGTCCATCATAGGTGCAGTAATAGGAGTTGACATATTATAAAAAGTATACTTAACAGTTAGTTCTTCCCATGCCTTTATATTTTTTATAGCAACTAAATTATATTTAGTATAATTCGTAGATTTTAATTCTACTTTCTCACAATTAGGTTTATCTGAATGATTTATAAATCCACCTAAAGGTGTACGAATTAGTTCCCCTTCTATTTTATAATGACTAACACCAAAATTAACACCCTTGGGTTCAAACAATTTTGTAAACAATCCTAATCCTTGTATCTTACTCTTAGCAATTGTAAGTTTAATACATTCATTATCAGGTAATGGTTTATATAAGTCTTTATCTTTTTCCATAAGTTTGTAATTCTTCTGAAAAGTTTTGAGTTATCTCTTCAACATTAGGTTGCCTACTTACGTCAGCTAAGTAAACATATCTATTAGAATATTTAAATACTCTTAATCCTTTACCATCATTAGCATCCTTGTAACATTCCCATTTATGTGCACAAAACTGACAACCAATAGGTAAAGATTTATTTCCACCTTTAGTTTCAGATAACTGATAACATCTATCAGGTGGTGTCTTACTCTTTAAAGTATCTTGTAAAGTTTTAATTAAATTTGGAACATTAGGTTTAGCTAACTCATCAGGTTTATAGAAACTAACATCTCCAGTTGATTTATCCATAACCAAGAAGCCACCTTTGTTAGTGCCCATACCTGCTTCATATCCTGATAGCTGGGCATGATAACCAAATGGGTCATCACCAACTAACTCACCTGTTTTAAATTTCTTAAAACTAAATGATGATGCTGACTTAACATCACATACTTCACCATCTACTGTTGCATCTATATGTCCTTTAATATTATCTATCTCTACTTTCTTTTGTTGGTCTGCTACTTTATGTCCAGTTAATTCTGCTAGATATAATAATAAATGTTCTAGTATATGTCCATATAAAAATTTAATATTTAAACTAGCATCATAATCTTTAGTTTTCTTTGGACTAAATCTATCATACCATAATTGTCTAGGTGGTTTACCTAGCACAGACATTCTTAACTTCCCATCTTTTTCTCTAATAGGATTGTTCCATGAATTAAAAGCTTCCTTAATATTCTTAAGGAACTTCTCCATGTTTTCTTCTGTGACGTTAGCAGGTTTACCATTTGATATTCCAGCTACTAAATTTTTAATATCAGTAGCTATAGTATCAATGCGTTTCTGCCCAGTTGTTTCCGATTTTATATTTTCCATCTAACGGACACCTTATTTTTAATTCCTTTCCTGCTTCTCTTATTGATTGTACTGCTAAGTTTCCAAACTCTTCGGCTCTACTATCTTCAACCTCATATTGAAACTCATCATGTACATTAACAATAGGATAAGCTTTGATTCGTTTATTTATAACATATTGGTCTAGTAGTGTCAACGCTTTCTTCATAACACACGCACCAGCACCCTGTAATAGGGTGTTTAACGCAGCGTGAGGGTGTCTTATGAGGATTTTTCTTTGGTCGAGACCTCTGAGCCATCTTTTTTTAGCCACTCCATCCACTCTTTCTCGTAGTCGTTTAAAACTTGGTGTAGCTCTAAGAAATTTTTCTTTAACTCTTTCTCCATCTCCTTCAGACCTTTTGATGATACTTCCGATTTTTTTTGAACCTGCTCCATAGATGAGTGCGTAAATAAATGTCTTCGCCTCATCTCTTGACCCCAAACCAGCATTAATTTGATTTGTTGTGTGTATATCTCCATTAATGATTTCATTTGTATATCCTTTATCGTTCATGTAATGTGCTAACATCCTCAACTCAAGTCCTGAAGCATCAACACCTACTAATTTATAACCTTTATTTACTATCCATAATGCCCTACATTCTTTTCCATAAGGTGAGTACACAGCAGGAACCTGTGCCATATTGGGCGATTGATGGCTCATTCTTCCTGTAACTGTACCATTGGTAATTACTTTGCCATGTACTCTACCATCTTCTCTGATAGCTTCAATCCAAGAACTGACTTGAGCAATTCTTTTTTGAAGCATGAGAAATTTTTTTATAAGTTCAGCTTCAGGAATAGTTTTAATCTCTGATAAAACTTTTTCATCAACTATTATATGTCCTTTATCTGTTTTCTTTTTAGGTTTCCATCCTAGTAATACTAATCGTTCAG